AAGATCTTTTGTTTGTAGATCTCCAATTGACTCAAGTTCTGTATTGAGTGCAAACCAGAAGTGACGGATTTCATTCGACTGAATATCTCTGGAGAGAGGGAAGACGAGTCTAAACTTAGGATGCTCATTCGTACTACTGGCGGTAGAATAACAAACATAACGCCAGTTACCATAACGTTTCTGCAACTCGTCTTTTAGATTTCCCTCAAACACTGCTTGGTCGACATCTACCGCGGCCCAACCTGCCCACTTAATTACATTAGCGTTGGCGCGGGTGGTTCCTTCTTTGTAAACTGCAGGAGATATCAGCGGAGAAGGAGTAACCCCTTTCGGGGTATACTCGCCTTTCCGTGCTTTATAACCTGGCTTAGTTGCCAAGTGGTATAAAGCAGTTTCAAACTTATCGAAGCTATCAAAGTCGACACTTACGTCAGTCTTGTTATCAAAGATAGATTTGAAAACCGTGAAACCAATCATTTTGTAAATACCTGTTCCAATAAACCAACATTATCTACATGAGTCGGAGCAGTCCAACCTTCTGGCTTGATCAAGTCTGGAAGTCCTAGAGGATTAGGACGACTTTCTTTAATACCAACAACTTTGGACATATTTGCTTTATAAACACGGTTCCATGCTTCATAACCATTCACTCGGAATGCATCAAGTGTACCCAATGCAACCACAGCCAAATCAATCAAAGCATCAACTGTATCATCAGCTGCACTTTCACCGCCCTCATTATAAGCCTTATTCATCTCATCCAACTCTTCTTGCAAAAAGTCAATACGAAATTTAAGGAACGTTTTTAACTGTTCTGCAGTTAACTTCTCAATTGCAGTATGTACTCCATAGTGGTCGTGCATATGCGCCATATCTTCAATCAAATTCACACTCATTTAATAACTCCTAATACCCAATTTTCTGCGCAGTCTTCTGCATAATCCAATGTATGTCCTTCAATGATTCGCTCTTCGCGAAGATCAGTTCCTTCATACATCATAACAACATATGAACCATCCATGTTATCGAAGACTTCGCTAGTCCTGTTTAACGTACCTGGTTCTGAGAAATATCCACTCACTGGTCCCATATCAATCTCCTTTAGATATATTATACCACATTTAATATTTAAATCCCTCGCCTACTGACTTCATTCTTTGTCCAAAATCTGACTTGTCGAAGATTGGTGTATCGTTTACTTGTCCAGAATCTGAGATATTCTTTTGTGCAGAATCTTCGACATCGAATAATTTCATCCGAGAACGATCCACGCCGATAACAAAGCGCTTGTAATAAGAAGGATCATTGTAACGATTTTTAAGCTGCTTAACCATAAGTTGACCCAGGTTTTCGAGCTCCTCCGTTGAAATAAGAGCAAACATAAAATCGACAGTAGCAGGCAATCCGAAAGATTCAGAAGTATCAGTAAGTCCCACATCCGTGTTGTCATAGCCGCCTCGAGTAGTTTGTGTTGCTGATAAAATAGGAACATTATACTTAACAGCCATACCACGGATTTCTTCAGCAATCGATTTAATATATGTGTAAGAGTTAACGTTAGCACCTTGCTTGATTCGAGAAGAAGTACAGATGTTCAAGTAATCAATGATAATCATATCGGGGAGAAAGTTACGTTTCATCTTCAACTCTTCGATCAAAGCTTGGAAGTGACCAGTGTGTGCAGATGCAGTTGGATATTCCTTGATGATTAGTTTACCGCGGGTCTTCTTGGCGACACGTTCGAATCGAGTCTCGTAGATGTCCTTATCAACCGTTGCCATTTCTTCCATGGTCATATTCATAAGGTTTGCATCAATACGTTCTGCGATACGTTCTTCTGCCATTTCCATTGTAATATACAATACATTCAATCCTTGCATTAGAGTTGATGCAGCCATATGACACATAGCCAATGACTTACCAACGCCAGTGCCAGCAAGAATTACATTAAGTGTTTTGCGAGATAAACCACCCTTAGTAATCTTATTCAATAGATCAATATCAAATGCAACCTTCTCTTCTACACGAGTATAAAAATCATATCGAGATTCAAAGTCTTCAATGTAATCGTGGCCGATAGCAGAGTCGAATGATACCGCCAATGCATCGGACAAGATAGAAGGAATTGCATCCTTACTAGTCTTAGTATCTTTGCCATCGATGATACTAATTGAATCTAGAATCGCGTTGTATACTGCACGATCTTTACAGAACTTTTCACTGGTCTCAACTAACCATTCCATGTTATCAGTACGAAAGTTTAGATTGTCGATGTATGTATCGATACTATCGACTTGATCTCCGTTTAGTTTTTCAATATCACGAATCTGGATCTTTAAGATATCCATGCTTGCAGGCTTATTGTACTTTGCAAAAAAGTCCTGCAATGTGTTGAATACAACATTCTCAAAATGATCCGTGAAGTACTCAGACTTCAGGAAAGGAGAAACTTTTCTGCAAAATTCCTCATTGTGAATGAGGTTTGATAAGATGGTCTGTTGAACGCTCGTTGTCATCAATAAATCCTAAGTGGTCTTTTTCTAATCCGTAGAATAACAATTGTACCAAAAAATCCCCTAATTCAGCTTCGAATTCGATCTTATCGTATCCATGGCGATATTCTGGAACTTCGATAACTTCGTATTCGAATCTAAGCTTTAGCTTGTCGTTTTCTTTATCCTCGTCGAAGGAGACATTCTTATACAGAAAGATAATATCTGCAAAGTCTCCTTCTTCGAGAGATAGCGCATGGGTATCTACGCCATCTATCATTCGACCTAAAACTTTATGCGGCTTCAGTTGCGTCATCATAGTTTTCTAAATCCTTTGTAATGTCTTCATCCTTGATGATATCGCCAAATGAAACTTGATACTTCTTGTTCACGAAATCATTAAATGACTTTGAAGTAACGATAGGCATCCAGAAATCACGATTATCGATTTCCTTGAGACGGTACTTCTTTTCTTCAATTTCACCACTTTCAATATCTACTTTTGAATACCAACCATTGCTAGGTTTGACAACGTGTCCTGATTCGATAGCAATATCAAGCAACCCAGACCAAGTGCTAATGCCACCATTGTAAGATACTGACACAGGGATTTTAGATTTTTCTTTAACATATCGAGATTTTTCTACGTTAATAATGAAGTTATAACCAACGATTTCAGTACCTTCTTTTTCTTGCTGACGTCCCAAGATGAAGATGTTATCTGCTGAGTAGTACGAACCTGTACCACCACCCACAACGTCTTTAGAGTATAGTTCCATGGTTTTGTATGTATGGTTAACAACAACCATTGGGATATCTTTCATCGTCAAGTGGGGAGTAACCATACGGAACAATGACTTCATTTGCTTTGCGCGACTCATATCTGCAACAGACTTACCATCCATAGCATCTTCAACTTCTTTCTTAGAAGCCAAGTTACCAATAGAATCCACAACAATAATAACATGATCACCGCGTGTAATATTGGTAAGCTGCTGCATGATATCAAACTTTAGTTGTTCAACGTCCATGATAGGAGTATGCAATACACGATCAGTATCGATACCGAATGCATCAAAGTATGATTGAGGAGTGCCAAACTCTGAATCATAGAATAACAATGCAGCATCAGGATACTTGTCAAGATATGACTTAGCCATCAGCAGGGAGAATGCAGTCTTAAAGTGTTTAGAAGGACCTGCCCACATTGTAAGACCAGGAGTTAGTCCACCATCAAGACGTCCACTCAATGCGACGTTGATGATTGGAATAGAAGTTGGAATCATATCTTTCTTTTGAAAGAACTTTGATTGAGCCAACACAGCAGATTCTTTAATCGTACTGTTCTTTTTAATTTTGTCAAGGATACTCATAGAAACTCCTATTGATAATGAGCATAGGTCGAAAGGATGTATTTTGATCCGCTTATAGGCATACAACCACGATGAGGGAACATCCACATTGGGGGGAATACTACTATTCTACCACGTTTAGGTTTTACTGTAAAGTCCGGGACCTTCGAGTAATCACCAGAAAATTGAAATTCGGTCTCGCCTCCTTCCTCTACATCATTTAAGTAAAAGAACATAACTAAGAATCTGCGAGCTGATGCGTAATTGCCAACATCCGCATGCCAACCAAATTGATCAATTCCATTCGCATCATATCGTTTTATTCGCAGATCTTCGAAACCCATCTTTTCCGGAAAGAATCTACCGCATTCACGATTGTATCGTGCAAATATATTCTTAGCAACATTATATACCGGATTTATGAAATGATTAAATTCAACTACTCGTGCAATATCAA